TCGGGCGACCCCAAACACAGGGGCCGTCCTTTTTTATGCCCGCATGGGGAGGTGACCCGATGCCTGGTAACAGGACGGAAACAGGGCAATTCCAAAAGGGGCAGTCGGGGAACCCCAACGGAAGGCCAAAGGATGACCCCGAAGTAAAAGCTATCTTGCGTGCTCATTCAAAAAAAATGGTGCGGCGTCTGGTGAAATTAACGGAGTCTGATGACGAAAATGTGGCGCTTAAAGCGATTCTTGCTGCATTTGATCGATTGTATGGCAAACCAGTACAGCCGTCTGATGTGAGCATGGACGTGGCGCTGTCCCCGGCGTCCATCCTGGAAATGATACGGCAGAGGCGGACATGACGGCGCTGGAGGAGCTGGGCGAAAGAGTGCTGGAGTGGCGGAATGACGCCGCTCTTTTTGTTCACGACCAGTTCAACGTGAAGCCCACGGAGCAGCAGGCCGCGCTTCTGGCCGCCGCGTCGAAGCCAGGGGCGCACGTGGCGGTGAAGAGCGGGCACGGCACGGGGAAGAGCACGGTGCTGGCGTGGCTGTGCCTGTGGGGGCTGTGCTGCTTCGAGGACGTGAAAATACCCTGCACCGCGCCGACAGGACATCAGCTCAACGACGTGTTGTGGGCGGAGATCGAGAAGTGGCGGGGACAGATGCTGGAGCCCTGGCGGAGTTCCGTCACGGTCACGGCGGACGCGGTGAAGGTCGATGGGCTGGGGAACTTCGCGGCGGCACGGACCGGCCGGAAGGAAAACCCGGAGGCGCTTCAGGGTTTCCACGCCGATAACCTGATGTTTCTCGTGGACGAGGCCAGCGGCATTCCCGACCAGGTGTTCGAGGTGGCGCGGGGCGCGTTATCCACGCCGGGAGCGCGGGTCATCATGGCGGCGAACCCGACGCGGACGACAGGCTATTTCTACCAGGCGTTCCACCGAAACCGCGAGGCATGGGAGCGGCTGACGTTCTCGTGCATGGACTCGCCGCTGGTGACACCGGAGTACGTCGAGGAGATGCGGAAGGAGTACGGCGAGGACGGCGACATCTTCCGCGTGCGTGTGCTGGGGGAGTTCCCCAAGGGCGGGGACCTCCAGTTCATCCCGGCGTCGCTGGTGGAGGAGGCTCAGGCACGTTTCTGGCGAGAGACGGAGTGGAACTTTGCCCCGGTGTTGTTGGGCGTCGATGTGGCGGCGTTCGGCGGGGACCGATGTGTAATCTTCCTGCGGCAGGGGCTTTACAGCCGCATTCTCTGGACAGGGCGCGAGGTGGAGACCGCGACGCTGGCCGGACTTGTGGCCCGGTTTGAGGACGAGTACCACGCGGACGCTGTGTTTGTGGACGCAACGGGCGTGGGCTTTGGCGTGGCGTCGAACCTCCGGCAGATGGGGCGGCGCCCCTTCGCCGTGGAGCTGGGCGGGGGCTCGGCACATGAGCAGTACCTCAACAAACGGGCCGAGTGCTGGGGGCTGATGAAAGAATGGCTCCAACAGGGCGGCTGGATACCGAAAGACGACAACCTCCGGGATGACCTGTGCGGGCCTGAGTACGGCTACACGACGACGGGGAAGATACAGCTTGAGCGGAAAGATAAGATGCGGGCGCGAGGGCTGGCGTCTCCCGACCTGGCGGACGCGCTGGCGCTGACCTTTGCCGCGCCGGTGAGGCCACGGGAGACACGAGAGATAAAACAGACTCCCATCACAGATGACATATTATTCCAATGGGGAAAGGACAGATAGACGATGTGTCTTGGAGGAGGAGAAACTCCGCAGGTGCAGACCTTCGCGCCGACACCGACGTTTGAGGAAGCAAAGACGGACGAGGCCACGGTTGCACGGCGGGACGAGCGTAAGCGGCTGAAGCAGGCTATGAATACCCGCACGACGATGCTGGGCGGCGGGATCGACGCCAACGGGCGCAAGACGCTCTTGGGAGTGTAGCCCATGCGGGACAGCGAGACGAAACAGAGGACGCGGGACGGGCCAGAGGCCCCTCCCCAGCGGGGGCCGGACCTGAAGAAGCTGGCGCGTCAGCTCCACGACATGGAGAGCATACGGAACCGCTACTTCCCCGTGTGGGAGGAGATAGCGAAGTACATCGTGCCGGGGCGCGGGGTGTTCTCAAAGGACCTGCCCGATCAGGGCGACCGGAAGGACAAGGAGCTTCTGGACCCGACGCCGCTCCAGGCGCTGCACGTGCTCTCCGCCGGGCTTCAGGGCGGGTTGACGAGTCCGTCGAGGCCGTGGTTCCGGCTTGGTGTGTCGGACGGGGAACTTGCGGACCTTCATCCTGTGCGGCTGTGGCTGGACGAGGTGGAGCGGCGGATGTTCCACGTGCTGGCACAGTCGAACGTTTACAACGCGCTGCACACGCTCTACATGGAGGTGGGGGCGTTTGGCGTGGGGGCGATGCTGGTGGAGGAGGACGAGCAGAACGTCGTCCGGGCCCATGCTTTCACGGCGGGGGAATACTGCCTGAGCTACGGGGCGGACGGGCTGCCTAACCGGTTTGGGCGGGAGTTCTGGATGTCTGCCCAGCAGATGGCGGAGGAGTTTGGCGAGGACGTCCTGAGCGACGGGGTGCAGAACGCGCTTACGTCCGGGCGGATGGACCAGTGGTTCCGTGTCTGTCAGATGATCGTGCCCGACGAGGACGCGCAGGAAGGGGAGTTCCCTGTCCTGTCCGTGTACTGGGAAGAGGGCAAGACGGACGTCCGCGAGCACGAGCCGCTGGCGGTGAGGCGCTACGCTTCCATGCCGGTGCTGGCCCCAAGGTGGGAGGTCGTGGGAAGCGACTACTACGGGCGCGGGCCGGGGTGGGACGCGCTGGGCGAGAGCAAGACCCTCCAGGAGCTCCGGCGGGACGCGCTGCTGGCGCGGAAGTATCTCATCAAACCGCCGGTGGTTGCCCCCAACCGCATCCATGAGGCGCACCCGGACCTGACGCCGGGTGGTATCACATTGGTGGACGATATCGCCAACCCCAATCAGTTCTTCAGGCCCATCTTCCAGGTGAGGCCAGACGAGCAGGGACAGATCATCGCCATGCAGGACAGCCGGGAGATCATCAAGACGACGTTCTTTGCGGACCTGTTCCTGGCGATCCTCCGCAATCCGGACAAAAACATGACGGCCACGCAGGTCAACGCCATAGAGAACGAGCAGATGACCATGATCGGGCCGGTGTATGAGCGGCTGGACCATGAGCTGCTGGATCCGTTCGTGGGACGTGTGTTCGGGATCATGGACCGGTTCGGGCTGATCCCCATGCCGCCGGAGGAGCTGAGCGGCGCGGAGCTGAAGGTGGATTACATCTCCATGCTGGCACAGGCCCAGCAGATGGTGGGGCTGAGCGGCATCGACCGGCTGACGGAGTACGTTGGCGCGGTGGCGAAGTTCCAGCCGGAGGCGCTGGACGTGTTCGACGCGGACAGCACCATCGACGAGTACGCGCGAATGCTGGGCACGCCGGCGGCGATCATCCGCAGCGACGAGGCCATCGCCCAGATACGCCAGCAGCGGGCGGAGCAGCAGGCCCAAATGCAGCAGGCGGAGCAGGTCCAGCAGATGGCGAGCGCGGCCAATCAGGGGGCCGGGGCCTTGCGTCAGGCCGGTGACGCCGCGATTGGCGGCGGGCTGGACGCTCTGGCCGGAATGATGGGCGGAGGAGCTGAGACAGTATGACGGGCAAAGAGTTGGTAGAACGCGACAGGAGCGATATCGCGACGGTCTTTTCCACGAGGGAGGGCCGTCGTTTTTTTGCAAGGCTGATCGACGGCTGCGGCGTTTACAGGGCGATCATGACACCGGAAAACATCGAGCGCACGCACGAGACCGCTCTACGCGAGGGCATCCGGAACATGGGGCTGAGCATCCTGAACTGGCTTCAGGATATTGACGAGAATGCGGTACCCAAGCTGTTTGAGGCTGGAAAAGAAAGGATGGTCGACGAATGGGAGACAACGGAGTGACGCAGGACCTGGACGGCGCGATGGAGCCAGGCCAGGGCGACGGGATCACCACACACCTGGAAGGCCAGGGCGTGCGGGAGACGATGATGGGCGGCGACGATGGCGGAGCGGACCTTCAAGGAGGCACGAATGACGCGCAGGCGAACACGCAGCAGAACGCAGCGCCGGAGGCTTACGAGCCTTTCACGCTGCCGGAGGGCGTGGACGCCAGCAGCGAGCCGGTGAAGGCCGCGCTGGACGAGGCGGGCGGAGTGTTCCGCGAACTGGGGCTGACTCAGGAGCAGGGGCAGAAGCTCATCGACCTGCACATGAAGCACTGGATGGGCGGTGCGGTGGAGGCCGAGGAGATGTTCCAGCGGCAGGTGGACCAGCAGGTGATGACCTGGGAGGAGGAGCTGAAGCGCGACACCGAGATTGGCGGGGCGCGGCTCCGGGAGAACCTGATGTACGCGAAGCGGGCCGTGGCTGCGCTGGGTGGCCGCGAGCTGGCAGAGGAGCTGAACAAGACCGGCATGGGGAGTAACCCCGTGCTGGTGCGGGCGTTTGTAAAGATGGGGCGGCAGTACTTCCGTGAGGATCGCTTTGTCCAGGGCGGCGGCGCGAAGCCGGTGGACAATTCTCCGGCGGGAATGGCGCACAGAATCTATCCGAACATGAGGAGGAGTTAGTATGGCGAATTTGGGAAGCGTGATGACGCTTAGGGAGTTGGCTTTGTCTCACGGGCTGGTGGACAACGGGATCGTTGAGATCCTGAACAAGTCCACGCCGCTGATCGAGGACATGGCCTTTCAGAACGGCAACCAGACGGACGGGCACATGTTCAGGGTGCGTGCCGGTCTGCCTGGGGTTTCGTTCCGTGCTATCAACGAGGGCGTGAAGCCCACGCGGAGCAGCACGAAGGTCGTCCGCGAGACGTGCGCCATGATGGAGGCTGTCTCCGAGATTGACAAGAAGCTGGTGGACATGGCGGACGATCAGGCGTTGTTCCGGCTGAAGGAGAGCGCGGCGTTCATCGAGGCCATGGGTCAGCGGTTTGCCCGCGAGGTTTGGTATGGCGACACGGGGTTTGAGCCCAAGGGCATCATGGGGCTGGCCAAGCGTTACAGCGACCTGACGGGCCCGGCGAAGGATTACATCCTGGACTGCGGCGGGACGGGCAACGACAACACCTCTATCTGGCTCATCGTTCACAGCACGGAGAGCTTCTTCGGTATTGTTCCCAAGAACGGGAAGGTTGGCC